GTGACTTCGAGCCGCCGAACCCGATCCAAGGTGCGATAGCACAGCTCATTCAAGGCATGGCAGCTCAGAAGATGAACACAATTGACGCCGTGGTTACGCAGAGAGCCCCTGATGGGAAGTTCGAATAGACAATTGACCACTTTCAATAGGATTATTAGCGACTTCGTTCAGTTTCAAGGTCGATGGCACGCAGAAGGAAGAAGTCACGACGCCGATCACCGAAGACAATCAGCCTCATCAATCTCGCCGAGAGCTACGCCTACGCGAGCGTCCTGGTCGGCGGTGTGGCCAACAACACCCCAGTCGGATTCATTGGATTCGACGGTGCTGGTGGTACAGCGATGGCCACCACGAACGGCGGAGGTAGTGTTTCACTCTCCTCACTGGTCGCTGACCCTGGATCGTCCTTCGACGCCATGCAAACAAACTTCATGGCATCCTATCAGGCCATGGCTGTCCAGGCAATAGGGATCGGAATCACCTTCAAGTTCGCTAAGAAGCTCCTGAGGAAGCCCATCAGTAATGTGAATCGCAACATGATGAAGCCCCTGGGCATCGGAGTGAGGTTGTGATCCTATGGCAACGACAACTTGTGTAGGGAACCTGGCATGCAGTGACGGGACGAACATCCCGCTGAAGCTCGAAGTCGTAGAAGGTACGGAGACATCTCTGACCACTGACACCGTGTACACCGTCAGCGCGATCAACATTGGCGACTATGCGCCTGGCAAGACTGTCACTCATGGACTCGTGTCTGGCTCTGTCGGCATCTCATACGCTTACATTCTCCGGCAGGGCGTCGTTGCTGCAAACATCGCCGTCTGTGTCAAGGGAGCGTCGACGTTCACCCCGAGACTTTGGGCGCCGTTTACCTTGCAAGCCGGCGATTTACTCAAGGTGATGACCCAGACCGCAGCCGACCGAGGAGCCAGTCTCGCCGTCTACACGAACCAGGGCATCTCGAGAATCTTCCATGTGACGCCCACGGGCGGCGCCACTAACGAACTGGTTGACATCCAGACTGGGAACTCGATCGGAGATACTTTGCAGGGACAGACCTGTGTTTCCGGCACTTTCATCACAGTCGACGGAGCTCTCATCGAAACTAACGGAGCTTACATCGTCGACGCCCTGGGCAACGTCGTCGGATCAGTCACCGACACCGACCCGTCAGTTCAGCAACCACTCCCAGCGGATCTCAGCGCACCGGTGAACCTGAATTTCAAAGCCCAGTTCCTCACGAGTGCTTAGAGGTGAGAAATTGGCGAGGATGACTAAGGCTGCTGGCCGCAGAAGACTGGCGGAGATTCTCTCGAAGGCAAAGAAGCTCTATCTTCGTGACTTCATCTCGACCAAGGACCTTGACAGTATCGAGCGAATAGCCAAAATGCGATCCAAGCAGCTCAAGTGAGGTGTCGGCGTTGGTACAGGTAAGTGGTGGCGGATTATCCGGCACTGGTCAACAAATCGGCGGGGTCTCAGCGGCAACAAGTGCCGAGGTCCAGGCTAGACTCGCACAGATTGCGGCAAACAAAGCAGCTGCAGCAGCAGCAGCGGCAGCAAACGGAGTCGGAGGAGGGGCAGTCGGTAACGGAAACGGGGCAGGGCCGGGACCGTTCGACATCTCTAGCTCGATCCCCAATAACTTCTGGGGCTATGTCATGCTCATCGTGGGGATGAGATGATGCCGCTTCCAGATGCGCCCCTTATCTCGCCCAGGGTCTACAAGCTGCTGAAGAACCTGGACCTCGAGACTCTAGCTGCAGATGACGACGAAATGAGCGGTGTCGGCAATCCGATCAGCATCGAGATGCTCAACGAGGACGAGCTGCGGCGCCTGGTGCTCGTACAATTAGCCAGGCTGTCAGTCAAATCGGAGTGGAACGGACTCCTCGGGTGATCGCATGCCACTGCCAGACGCCAACAAGAAGTCCCCCAGGGTATACACCAACCTGCAGAACCTAGACCTAGACAATGTGACGTTCGCTAATGTCCAGGCAACTGGCAATCCCATAGCTGTTGAAGAGATGAACGAGGACGAGCTGCGGCGCCTGGTGCTGGTCAACCTCGCGCGCCTGGTAGTTGCTGGTGAGTGGACGGGCCTGCTGGAGGCCGGTGGAGGGGGATCCGGGTACGGGATCCTAGCCCCCCAGACGGAGACGGGCGCTTTCGACGGGTACGAAATAGGCACATTGGCGCCATGGGCAACAACGAACAACACTGCAAACCTGAACATGGGATCATATCCTCAGGGCTACCCGTTTGTTAGCCCGAAAACCGGAGATCTCTCTGAAGTGGAGATTTACGTCGCTTCAACTACAGCGAGCAGCACGGCCAAGTTCGCGATCTATGCTCAAGACGAAGATACCCACATGCCGAGCACGATGCTCGGATTTGTCACCTTCGACACGGAGTCAGCAACCGGCGCAGTAAGTCAAACCAGCTTCTCAGGCGGCACGCCGTCGCTCGTTGAGGGCACGCAATACTGGGTCTGTTACGCCCGAGGAACTACCGCCTATGCGACTGTCGGCGGAGTTGATGAGGAAGCGAGGTTAGGTCTGGGGCCCTCGTCCGTTCCAACGAACACCAACTGTCAGTGTACCTTCGTCGGAAATTGGGCCACCGGCGATCCTGAAGATGATGTTGGTACACTCAATCAGTATGTGTCAGGGGCAACTCCTACAGTCGTTTTGAAGTGGTGAATATGAATCGGAGTTATACTCGTTACCATGGAACTGACATCATCGAGCAGGGTGAGCGTGATGTCACATGGGAACAGGTAAGACGGTTGCGAAATCAAGCCTTGGATAAATCCGACTGGCGAGCCGTCAAAGACAGGACGATGAGCCAGGCATGGAAGGACTACCGCACAGCGCTGAGGGATCTCCCCCAGGTTCACGACGATGCCAACGACGCCGCAGACAACTGGCCGGTGATGCCCGATGAGTGAACTCAGTGACAAGGCCAAGGACATGCTCACGGATTATGGAGCTGCGTTTCTCCTGGGTTGGATCCTGGGCGCTGGCCTCGGCCAAACGCTCTGGGACTCGATCACAGGGGTGCTCTGATGACCAAGAGAAAACCCGATACTGTCACAGAGTTTCGCATTTCTCTCCAGGACAAGCAATCGGAACAGCTCGACTCCCTGATCGCCGCCATCCAGTTCAACAGGGTGACCACTGGGGTAGGATCTATCTTCTCAGGTCTGGGGGTTCCGGAGATCACCAAGCAGCTCAAAGACCCGAGTGAGATGATCGGCGTCTTCTACTCTATCGCCATGGTCCTCGAGTTCATGGGTTACGAGACCGGCCTGCCGACACCCGCCGACATGATTGGATGGAAGGCCGAGTTCCAGGCGGCCAAGGCAGAACGAGAAGCGACTGGAGAGGCCGGTCCTGCCGCGGGTGACTTCTCCTTCGGCGCGATCATGTACAACCTGCTTCACCCTAACTGGTCGTGGTTCGGCCCTCCTCCTGGCGAGGAGAACGGCGGCGGCGGCGGCGGATTCTAAAGAATCGAGAAATGGCCCTTCAGGTAGGGGGGTAACGACTACGATGTGGGGTCATCGGTCCTATTCCAGACGATATCCTGCAGCTTGTCCCTGGATGCGGTCATATCTCGAAGGGTGTCCATCAATTTGATTTTCTCTTCGATGTGCGCTTGAGCATCGAGCTTGAACTTCTTCATCTCCTGGTAATGATCTATGATGACCTCGGAGAGCCAGGCAGAGCGACCCGGATCCCCGGCAGCGCCTAGGGGTGATTTACGGGACTTCGGAGGAACCTCTTCCCAGATGGCGAAGGCAGGGTTCGACAGGTTCGCGGTTATCCCTGGCATTCAACTCACCAGATACATGAACGGGTTTCCCCCTGGGGGAAGCTCTCGGCAGATGTTCGATTTGCAAATCCCTTTGAATGCGATCCCATCCTTACCGGGGATGATCTCGGCGTCTGGAACTCTCTCTCCACAATTCATGCAGGGTGGGCCATCATCGATCCAGTCGGAGATGTCAGAGCCCATCAACTCGCCTCCTTCAGGAAGACGTCCAGGAGCCTCCGGCAGTGCGGGCAGGGGATAGTGACCTCAAACGTCCTCGAGCTGCGTGGAGTGTCGTCTATGGCCTTCATGATCGCCACACCCCGTGAATCCTCAGACACCTGGCACATTGTCGGCATGT